CCATATCAAGGCCGACCCCATACGGTTGGCGAAGCATAGAGCCGGAAGCGCGAAATAGGCAAGGGAGCATAAAACCAAACGCACTCCCCCATTGCCCATCCAAGAGGGCGGCATGGTTTTCGCCGGCCACCCCATCGACATCGATGACCCGTATCTGCGCGAATTCATCGAAAAGGCAAGGAGAACATGATGGAAGATAGGAAACTCGTTGATTTCGCCCGTTGGCTGAACGATCATCCGGGCGAATGGAATCTTTGGCCGTATCTCATTCCCATACAGGCCGACCGCAGGGATACCGTCGCATCGATGAGGCTTGTCATGGAACGCATCAAAAACCATCAGTACGACGAGTTCCGCGTGGACACCGTATTGCTCGAATACGAACTATTCAACGGTTTCAGGGGCTTCGACAACGGTGGCGTGCATGAAAACGGTCTCGCGTTGAAGATGAGGCTCAAAGCATGACCGCGCGTGGAGATGACCGCAAACTCATGCACTGGATAGCCTCGCACGGCTACACGGTGGTACGCGCCGGCAGCGGCCACTGGAAGATATTCGATGACGGCGTGCTGCTCACGGCGACGAGCGGCACGCCCTCGGACTGGCGAAGCCGCCACAACTTCATACGAGATTTAAGGAGACGAACATGTTCAATCTAGCATCGAAGATTCGGCACTGCTGCCCCCTCTACGGATGTGTCCCGCTCATATTCGAATGGAGAGGCCGCTACATGTTTTTCTGCACCCACTTGGAAGCCCCTTATGCCGATACGAGAGAGGAAGCATGGGATAAGTGGTGCGGAATGGTTGAGAACATTTGGGAAAGGGACAGGAAATGACCTGGATCATACGAAATTCTGGAAGGCAGTAGCCGAGAACCGCAGTGAGAACGCGGTCGCTGCCCTCGAAACCATGATTGAGGAGACGGAATGAGTCTGGTGAGTTTAGATTTCAGGAAAGTGGTATAACGATGGCCCGCAAAGGATACATCCAGCTTGTCAACGGCTTCTACATGAATCGCAAGGTGCGAAAACTCAGGCACACATGCCCGAGCGCGATAGGTGCGTTCACGATGATGCTTACCTTCTGCGGAGATAATCTTTCAGACGGTCATATCAGTGAAGATGATGCGCTTTACGTGCTGGATATCACCGATTCAGAACTTGAGGCACTGTGCAATGTCGGCATGATCGAACCGGACGGGAACAACGGGTACTATATTCACGATTATCTTATACACAATCGCAGTCGCGAACAGGTACAAAAGAAGCGTGAAAGCAATGCTGAAAATTACCGTAAAAATAAAAACGAGGTAAAAACCTCCGATTCAGATAACTTTCAGACGGCTGAATCGCGTCTGAATCGGGACAAACACCAGAACACCAGAACACCAGAAGAATTATCTAAAGATAATTCAACTCCCCCTACCCCCTCGAAGCCGGACTTCGGTAATCTGCTTGACCGTATCGAGGCTTTCTATCCGACGAACAGGTTTGACGGGAAAACCTCCCAGTCCCGTATGCAGCTGGAGGTCGATTGGCCGAAGATCGTGAAAGCCGCTGGAGACTCCGACCCGAGCATGTTTCTCGAAGCCAAGGCTCGAGCGTATGCGGAGGCCACCGACGAGCAGTACGTGAAAACGTTCAGCCGGTTCATCGGCGGTGAACTGTACGCCCGCAACTGGGAGAAACCCAAGCCCGAAGCGCCGAAGCCACGACCAGGGCAACCGTTGAAATCCCGAAGCCAGCAGAACCTTGAGGCGAATCTGGCGAAAACATGGCAGTACATGACACCCGAGGAACGTGCAAGATACCAGCAGCAGGGAGGTTTCAATGCTCAGCAGGGGTGAGGCAGCAGCCGTATTGTCGCTTATCAACGCGCATCACGGCAACGCGCAATGGGATGACGTTCAGCTTGAAGCGTTCCATTCGGAACTGAGGACGGACATCACCGCCGCCGAGGCTCAGGAGGCGGTGAGACGCTTCTATGCGGAGAACGATACCGGCCGTTGGTGTGGTTCGGGTGACATCAACGCCATCGTCCGCCGACTGCGCGGCAAGGCGAAGCCCTCGGAGGCGGAGATCGCGCGTGAGTGCGATGCGCGGGGCTTGGAGGGTGACGCGGCGTGGCTGTACCGGCGTCAGCGCATGTTGGGCCGTCAACCCGAGGAGGCGGCTCGAATCACGGCCTCGAGTCGCAACCCGTTGGAGTTGGAGCCGGCGAAGCCGAAGCGGCGTACACCGGTACGGCATTTCCTCGGCGCGGGCGACTTGGGGTTGGGTGACATACTGCCGCGACACGCCGAACCACATTTGGAAAACTAGAGACGCCCGTGCATTATTGGTCTTGCTGACACGTCCGAAGCTCTTAATGAGTGAAGGTCTAGGTCAGTTTGTCTTTTTCCACTGAAAACACGAGGCTCTGCCGCTATGACGGTTGCTGGCGGGAGATCGTGACCGACGCGCCGTCCATGCTCATCGGGCATGGGATACCCGAGAACCGGAGCCTGTTGTGCGCATGGCATGAACGCCAGCTCTCCAACGACCTGCAATGGTTGGAACGCAACCTGCCCGACCTGACCGAGTATCGCATCAACCGCGCCTACGGGCACAAGAACGGTGGCGGCGGGAACGCGGGCACGGCTCCAGCGCCCGTAAGGGAAACCCTGCACGACCTGCTGTACGCTGACGACGACCACGGCTATCCGGGCTTGCAAGGCACACTCTACGAGTGGGTGCGCAGCCTGAAACTGAACCTGCGTGAATCGGCGCCGCTGGCCGACATGGTTTACCGAATCGCCAATCACCCGAAACTCGACGAGCACCCGTCCACGCCCGTGTACGCGGAACCGGTTCACGGGCTGGTGCGCAAACTGCGTCGTTTCCTCACGGACGATGACGGGGAAACCGTATTGTACGGCTCATGCCCCGCCAACGGGTGCTTGGGCCAGCTCTCCGGCTACGTGGACGCGGAGACGGCGAAATGCCCGAAATGCGGGTTCAGTATGCCGGTCGCCCTTATCAGGGCGGAACGGGTGAAGCGTCTCCTCCAATCGGAGGCGGTGAGAACCCGTGGCGAACTGTTGGACATCATCAAGGCGTGCGGAATGCGCGTGAACCGCAGCACTTTGCGTAGTTGGATACATCGAGGCCAGTTGCCCCAGCAGGGCGAGGATGCGTACAGCAATCCGCTTTACCGGTTCAGTGATTTCTACCGTCTCGCGTCCGGCTTGTCGGAGGACGCGGACGTGTGGGAGATCATGCAGGTTTCGCAAAACCAATCCAAGGAAGGAGACAACAAGTGAGCAGTCAGATTCAACCATTTGACTTCAACGGCATTCAGGTGCGTGTCCTAACCGACGAACACGGCAACCCGTGGTTCCTTGGAGCGGACGTATGCACCATTCTCGGTACGGCCACCAACCATATTCGGGAATACCTCGATGCCGATGAAATCACCAATATCCGTAGTACGGATATTGCCCAGAACGGCGGCAAGGCACCCGTTTTCGTGTCCGAGTCCGGCTTGTACTCCCTCGTGTTACGCAGCCGCAAGCCCGAGGCTCGCGAGTTCAAACGCTGGGTGACGCATGAGGTGCTGCCATCGATTCGCAAACATGGCGCGTACATGACCGAATCGACTTTGGAAAAGGCAGTCACCGAACCCGACTTCCTTATCCGACTTGCCACACAAATCAAACAGGAGCGGGCGGAAAAGGAGAAGGCCCAAGCACAGGTCGAACGGATGCGTCCCAAGGCATTGTTCGCTGACGCTGTGGAAACCTCGAAGACCAGCATCCTTGTGGGCGACTTGGCGAAAGTCCTGAAAGGCAATGGCGTGGATATTGGCGGCACTCGCTTGTTCGCGTGGCTGAGGGACAACGGATGGCTGATGAAAACCGGCAGCTCTCGCAACATGCCCACGCAGAAATCTATGGAATTGGGCTTGTTCGAGATCAAGGAAACCACCGTGGTTCACTCGGACGGTCACACGACCATCAACAAGACGCCGAAAGTCACGGGCAAAGGTCAGACGTTCTTCGTCAACAAGTTCCTCGGACACAGGGAGATTACTCAATGAGCATCAATCTTGGTACCACGGAAGTGGAATTGAGCTTGTACTCCAAGGCGCTTCAACTAGCCACGTTCACCGTGGAAGTCCCGGTGGTGGGCGAACTGGAACCGGACAGCGTGTTCATAGGCGACGACATGCAGCCACGCGCGCACGCGACCGTGATGCCGCCGCCCGACGGTTCCGTCGAAAAGGCCGTTAGAGCCGGTGTTGAAGCGTTTCAGAAGGCGTTCAACGAGTCGATGGAATCGAGGAACGTATGAACTGGCTGAAGCGACTGCTGCACTTGGAGGAGCCGGAACCGGTCGAAAAACCGGAACCTGAACCACCGGTAGTGGAACCATGCCCCATCTGCGGACTCGTACCCAAACTGAAGCATGTGTGCGTCACCCGCAACTATCGCGACTACTGGCTGGAAAAAGACTCGTGGCAGCTCTTGGAATGGTGCGATCACGTCGAAAGCATCCTTTCGTTCGCCTCGTTTTTTGAAGACGAGAGTGTTCAGAAGTGGAATACCGGTTGCAGACGGTTGAAGGCAGTGGTTGACGAGCCGGTTCCCGAATGCCCCGCCTGCGGGGAGAAACCCGTCGTGCAAACGGACTCGGAGTCGGACATCCCCCAGCTTGTCTGCTCATGCAACGAACTGTTGAGCAATGTGGAGATAACAAACGTCTATAAGCGCAAACACGAGTGGATACGTCGTTGCGTGGCGTTGAAACGCAAGCAGGACAACGTGAGTGAAATGGAACAACTGATCGGAGAAACACAATGAACGGACATTATTCGGTTATCACGAATTTCGGCTGTCATTGGACATGCCCCTACTGCATCGTAAGGAAAACCGGATTGAACGTGCCGGTGACAGACATGCAGGCCACGCTGCGGACCATCAGCCGTGAAAGCGAACGCCACCCCATGAGGTTCCTGAGCTTCAGCGGCGGCGGAGACCCCCCTGTTCCCCATGCGCGAGCCGGAAGCGTCGAAACGTGTCGCCTTCTACCGGGAGGCGATACGCAGGGCCGGAGACTGTCTTACGGAAACCGAGATGCACACCAGCTACTTCCAATGCGGACGCAACGTGGCTCAAGTCATGCAGCAGGTCAGGTTCAGCCGCGTGGTGTATCACATGCGTCCCACGAGCTTGTCCGATGACGTGGCGTTGGCATTGCCCCGCAAATGGTTCGACGGTCAGAAGGTGCGTGTCGTGTACGTGGTCACTCCCGATTTCACGCCGGAGCGTATCGACCGGATAGCCGGTCTCGTGGCCGATAGCAACGTGGTTGATGAATTGTCGTTCAGGCAGAAGGTCAACCCCGACAACACTATCGACCACACGTGCGAGGAGTATTTGAAGGCCGGCCATCAAAACCGCTGGTGGTACATCCAACAGGATGATTACAACACGTATGTCGTGAACGACCGGCTTTACACACGATTCAGCGATATCGGCAAGGAGGACCACAGGTGAGCAAGAAGATTCGCGTCGCATGGGAAGACCTACAGCCCGGCGACCTGATTCACGTCAAAGGCAGTACGAACGTGTACCAGTTCATCCGCTTTACGGAAAACAAGTGTCAGGCTGAGGTAGGCACTTCTGGAGTCTGCGCCGGTTGGGGAGGGCGGAAAGTCCGGGACAATGAAGGTAAAGTTCGTTACTGGTTCGAGACAGGCCCGACAGCTATGCTCGTGGTCTCGCTCCTCGGTTTCGCCTATGCCACCCGTCCCGCGCCTAAGAAGATTGGGCTGGCTGGCTATTACATGCCATTTGATTCAGGTGAATACTGGCTGAAAACCTCTTTTGGCTGGTGTCGAATCCTTCTCGTTCTCAATAGGGTTGGCCAGCCCGTTCAGCCGTTAAGCGTGGGATGGTACGACGGAGAAGCGAGTCATTGCCGTACATTCTATTCATGGCACGAAATGGTCGAATGCCTCCACCCACGTGAACTATTGACCGCTGAGGAATACTACACGCGCAAAGCCAAGGGGGAACTATGACGACCATTCAGGCAGCAGGGCATGATCGCCTGCTGCAATGCGTGGGCCAGCTACATGATCGTGCACATGCTGACCGCTTCGCTGCATTTGGCCGCAATGACACCCGCATTGACGGAGCAGCTGAACCATGCGCGCAAAACCATTCACGGCGGGCAATGAGCGCGATCCCAATCATCCTGTTCACGCTCCTACTGGGGGCCGTCGCCATCATCGAGAATCGGAGAAAACATTGACCAAGGAACCTGAGACGCTGTTTCCCCATCAGAGGTGCATCATCGACCTGACCGAGTTCGCGCACAAGGTCAGCGTGGAAGTCCGCGTGTACGATACCGAGGAAACCATGCGGAGAGCCGCCTGCATCGACTCGGTGGAATCCTCCATCGAATCCGATGACCTCGACAGGCCGATTGGAGATGCCGCGTTCGAAAACGGTACAGCCGGAATCACCCTCATGCAGTCCGCGACAATCGACACGCAGACCAATGTGGTGAAATACGGGAACTCCCCCATGTGCGTGATCTATTTGAGCCGCGAACACCTGCTGCCGCATATCGTCAGCCATGAATGCGTGCATGCTGCGATGGGCTTGTACAACGCCGAGATTCTCGGATACCGACACAAGGCCAAGGCATGCAAGCACATGACGGTCTCAAATGAGCTTGTCGCATACGTGCAATCCGAACTGTTCCGCTGCGTTATGGAGTTCCTGGCCGATGCCGTTAAAACAACAGAAGAGGAACAATGAGCTACATCATCGACCGAACTAATTACCTCTTTTCCCCTAATGACTCGCCTTACAAGAACGCTCGTCTCGTGGAAGTCCACGAACCGTTTGAACGCCAACTAAGTAAAGGAGTCACCGAGAAAGGCTCCCGCATCGAGAAGAAGTGGATCACGGACGATGACCCGTTGACCGTCTATACGAACGAAGGCCGTATCGTCGTGCAGGACACCGGTTACTCAGAGTATCCCATCGGTATTGAGATCTACGACGATTACCGGGAATAAGAATGCCGTCCTAGTGTGTTTCCATGAGAGGCAGTGGCGGCTTCTAACAGTCTCAATAATAAAAACCCGTGGAACGACTCTATTCCGAGTGCTCCACGGGTTTTCTTGTATAATCGGGCCCACATTTATGGTTATCAGTTATTAGCATCGTCATTTTTTTACTCGTGGTAACCGCCCGTCAATTAGCACCGGACACGCACTAGTTCCAATCGACTGGGGCAAGCACCCGTAGGGTTTCGTCATTGTTGACGATCTCCCACAATCTCGCCATGTCATCGGCCTTGATCTGCGGGTAATCATCATTCCTGTCATAAACGATGTCGAAACCGTCCAATCCGGTGAGATAATCCTTGATATTGACCAAGCCTTTATCCTCAGCCTTATCGATGGTGCCGGTGGAAACGAGCGCGTCACCGAACGGGGAGAGTCGGGGGACGCCATGCCCCGAATACGTCCAATTGCCGATAATCACGTCATTGTTGGGGAATACGATGATTCCGCTCTCATTGTTGGTCGCGTCGAAAAGCGTGTCAAAGTCAGTCATAATAGCTCCTTGGGTATGGTTGCTAATTCCCAGAAGGCCACAAGTCCTATGGCTTTCTGTGTATCAAGATTTTGGTATTCCTTGCATAGGTCGGCGGCGAACTTGGCGAGATTATCGGGGGCAAGCACATAGTTCTCCCCGCTCTCCCCCGCCTCGTCATAGTATTTCCACACCTCATGCAAGGCGGCTCTCATACGTTCAGCGTCCATTGATTACCTCCTGATTCCAGTCCAACATGTCAGCGGCCAACCATTGCCCGCCGCCTGAAGCATTGGCGTACAGCCAAGCCCCGTAAGAGATTCGAGCCGCCTTATCGCGTTTAAGCCATGCCTTCAGCCATATGAGACGCAGCTCCCAGCGTGGTATACGCCGCCACAACTCGGTGTTGGTGGCGGGGTCGAAACGCTCATAACGGTAGATTGCGGTAATCAATTCGCCCACTTTCTCTTGACATGAGAGCCGTCCTCGTAATCGGCGCTGACCATATCGTTGTCCAGTTCGTCAATGTCCAACAGGTCTCCAACGCCGTTTTCGTCAACCCAGTCGCTCAACTGGTTGAACGTCAAGCCTTTCGGCGCGGTGACGTGACGCTTCTCGATCTGCGTCACGCGCTGGTAAATCGTGTAGACTTCGGTTTCTTCATCCATGATGGAAACTCCCTTGTTATTGTCCGGTAAAACGATTAACGGGACAATAGACAGCTCTAAAGTCCCGTCTAAATGCTGATTTATGTGAAAACCGCACCATAGAAAGCCCTATGATGCGGTTCTAAATGATGGTTTCTATAAGAATGACCCCATAGAACAAGTCCATGAGGCATGAAAACGATAACGGCTATACGCTTCGCCTGTATGGTGGAATGTCCAATGTGGCTTTCAACCCGTCGTTAACATGCTCCGCGTCCCTCAACGAGAGTCGTCCGAACCATTGTAGCAGTTCGCTCCTGTTGAAGTAGAAGCGTTGCGAACAGCGCACGAGCGACGGCTTCAACAGCCCCTCGGCCTTCCAGTCGAGCAGCGGCACGTCACCGGCCTCATCCCAATCAGTGTTGCCGGTTATCTTCGCCACGATACCCGACACCAGATCGCCGTCAACCTCGGTGATAACCACCGGACGCGGCTTCCCGATACCGGGATGGTCGGGAAACTCGACCCACATCAGCCACACGTCATACAGGCGCGGTTCATTTGGCGTACTGGTCATAGACATCATCCTCCGAATCATCCCAATCGGCGGGCAGTATCACATGGCCCTTCTCCGAACGCTCGAACATGTATGCATTGTGAACAGGCGGCACCGGATAACCGTCCGGCGTGTGTCGCGTCGGCTTGAACGGCAATCCGTTGTCCACCAGAGACTGGCGTAGGAACATGTTGACGGCGGTGCTCAGGCTCATGCCCATGGAATCGTAGAGCGCGGCGGCGCGCGCCTTGACGTCATCATCGACATTGGCTACCAGCTTACCCATAACAACCTCCTTAATGGTTAACAGATGGTATCAATCATATACCATATTGGGTTAGGAATGAGATATGAGTTTTCACCAGTAGATTCTGATTTCAGCGTCACTGCCAACCCAATTGTCAGGCAAAGCGGGGAACACTTCGCGCCACTCGGGTGTGAGACCATCCCGAAACTCGTCGTAATCATCCAACGAGAAATAGTCGCATTCATCGTAGCCATCGTCATGGCTGACACCTGATTCCAGCGCGTCCAGCATGTCAACCATATCCGAAGTGGCATTCGGATACAGCCACGTATGCACGGTATCCTCATGCCTCCAGCCTTTCAGCGGCGTCGAATTGCCATAAACGGTGAGCTTGATTGAAGCGCTCATAATAATCTCCTAAAGAAATATTGATTTGGCTTGTAGCAAAAAATGGGTTGCCGCCCAGCGGAAGTGAGGAAAAAGCTGGACGGCAAGAACTTAGAACAGCGGCAAAGCAAACCGCTTGTCGGGTAAATCGGTGGCGTTCAATGCCGCCAAAATCAGATCAGACGTGTGAAGCGGAATGTTGGCGCGCACCGCCGCGATATTATCCGGCGTATACGCATAGCCAGAGGACTCCAGAACCTCACGAATCTTGCTAGTGGGTATCTTGACTTCCATCATTCCCACCCCAGCATGTCGTCGATGCACCAGCCGATAGCGCACTCATACCGGTCATACGTGGTGGAATACTTCTGTGAGAACGCCTCACGCGCCCTCTTGTCGAGCATGTCCAACGACAAACCGGTTTCGGCTATCTGCTGTTCCGCAGTATCGAAGTCCGGCGCGGTGTATGGCTTGTCCAGCTTCAGCATGGCACGACGGCGTAAATCATCGATAAAACCATGCTGGCAGTCGAAGATATCCGCCACGCTATCCGCGTTATCGGCGGCCATCTCGTAAGCCGCCTGCAACAACAGGCGTACGGCTTTCTCCCGAATCTCGCTCATGTCACGCCGCCTTAACCCACTTGTCGCGGACGGTAGCCACGTAATCGGCCACCGCCTTTTCCAACTGCCTGTCACTGCCACGCTCATAACGGGCACGGTAGGCGACAACGCACCTGCCATTGGCCGAAGCAACGTAGGCCACCTTGCGGCCCTTGCTGGTACGGAAGTGACGGATAGGGCCCAAACCTTGCAATTCGGGGCATTCCTTAGCCATCATCAGGTCAGGCATCGTACAATAGGAGACGGCGAAACTGTTCACCTTCGGCGGCACTTCGGGAATCTCCTGTGTATCCGGCGCGGGTTCATCATCCATGAACTCGTCTTCCAATATCGCGTCCTCGGGCATAGGCACCGGCCACTGAACATTGCTCGTGAAGCGTTCCTCCTCACACTTCCAGTTTGCATCGATCGATGGGTGCGCGACAATGCCGCCAACCGTTTTAGCGTCCATTCCGGTAGGTACCGGCACCGGCACTGTCTTCATACGCTCGGAATCGGGTATGAGCATCCAACCATGCTCAAGGTCAACGGAGCTTGACCTCATGCCATTCAAAAAGTCCTCATACTGGACTCCCTTGGCCTGAACATTCCACGCCGTGCCCTGCGAAGTCTGGGAAAGTGACCAGACTCGTCTAACCCGAGCGTTCACATACCGAACATCATATTTCGAGCCATCCTTGCGCAACCGCACCCACATGCCGCTCACGGCATTCACGTTACGCGACGGGTCATTGGTCAGCTTCTTCATTTTGGTTTACCTCACTTGTAAAGATTCGATTTTGATTGATTTTCTGGAATGAGTAGGCGGCTAGAAGACTCTCAGCATTCACCCTCTTCGGTGGCTTCGGTGTAGAAAACGTCGTCCATTTGGTCATTGTTGAAACGCTCATTGATGTAATCGGAAATTGCCTTACCGGTATCGTCTTCGTTAATTAGCTGACTAATGCGGGTATGGCTCACACCGTTACCGTCCAAAATGTAAGCGTCTTGCGCCCAACCATCTTCATGTTCGAAAGCCTTGTTATATTCGGTTTCCGTCACATATCCCCAGTCGCCAAGGCGATAGATGCCCTCATAGGGTTGGAAACCGTCATAGCGCGTCAATGGCGATAGTTTTTCGTCAACACGTTCCACCATGTCGGCAACATCTTTAACGGTAATGGACATTTTGAATCTCCCTTAAACAAGAGGGGCACGGCCACAACGCCATGCCCCACAACGATTTATTAACGATGGACTCGCACCATGTAGCCCCTACCCCACGGGACTAGCTCCACGGGATAACCTTTGGCCTCATAATGCGATTGAGTGGCAACAGCCACGGGAAACGACTTGCAACGGTAATGGTCAATCA